GTTTGATCTGCGGAGAACTGTGGCGCAGTGTACGCCTGACACAGAAAGTCGATTGCGAACGCTGCTGGAAACACGCCTTGCCCATAAGCAGGATCTGGGCCTTCAACTGTTCCGCCATTTGCCACATGATAAGTATTCACAAGGTTATTCTGCATCGTTACAACGTTGCCATTAACACTTCCAACAACATTCCATTCGCTATTGGAGTTATCGTAGATCTGCACCGGAAAGCCCGCTTGAAATTTTGTGCCATCTGCAACTGTCACATTTTTCTGGCCAGCCAGCGAGTCCGCTGTCATCAATGTTGGGATAACGTAAAAATACGGTGCGTAATGCATTATGAAATCGTAATAGGCTTGAGGCACTGTTCCCATACTTTCACTTCAACAAGTCATTTATCAAACGGTAAATCTCAAAATTTAGCCATCTAGTGATTTCGGGTTTCACTTAACTTGGCGTAACCACTTCAACGTCATAACCATTATTAATAAGCTGTTGCAGTTCAGCGCTTGTTAAAACTTGCTTTACGCCATTCACTTTTGCAACGATATAGTTGCCTTTGCCTAACACTTTGCTCATGGATTCACTAACCCGCCGCGGTACGTTGGGACCTCATCCTTGGCTGAAGCTTCAGCTGCAATAACGGGAGTTGCAAAATTCATTAGCATTCTGACAAGATCATCCTTAAAGCCCTGAGCTGCATTCTGAAATGCTACTCTGCCGATTGTAGCCTTGGTAATGAAGAGATCGCCTAAACGATAATCAAACGCGCCAAGCAGCATGCCTCCGCTAGCAGCCACAAGGATACGCAATGAAGCCAGGTTTAATGCAGCCATTTTAGCCCAGTTGTAACGGGGGTCCGTGGTTTGCAGGTCTTGACCTACAATAGAGTTAACGTAAAGATTTGCAAAATCAACGTGTGCCAGAAAGGATGCTTGAGAGACGGGTAAACCGAAAACCGTGTATGTTAAGCTTGAAGAGTCATAACTTGCGTTAAGCTGACTCTGAATATCCGTGTAACTCACATATTGAATGGTCAAATTATCTACCTACTTTTCTCCCATGAGAAAAATTTATGCGATTAAAAAGGGGGAGTTTTTTATGGTTCATATGCAGGCTTCTGACTATGGCGTTGGAGGCGGGCCAGTTGCTGAAGTCTGCACTTTTTGACGATCCAGCCAGTCGGCATACTCGTTTGTTACGAACATTAGTATGGAAGCTCCGAAAACTATGCCTGCCACTTCCACTGGAGTCAAAGTGAGCCAGCCAAGTCCATAAGCGATCCCAGCGATAACGAATATGCCCAGTCCAAAGTATATGCCGAAAGTAATGCCCACCAAGAACCCGTTTGTTATGCAGAACATTAAGCCATAGTTGTGCGACTCTTTCAGCCATTTACCGTATTCCCAGCTAATGCCAGTCAAGATACCATTCCCGAACACGAGACCAGCGATTACCGTTGGTGTAAGTGCAGCAGGAATGAAACCTAGACCATAAGCATTTGAAGCCAGAACGAATATGGCAACGCCGAAGAGTAAGCCAAGAGTTATGCCGTAGAGTAGGCCTTTCGTCAAGTTGAATTGTAATGGCATTTTTCTTTATTCACCTCCATGAGGCGTTATATTATTCGCCGAGTTTTAGCGTCGCTCGCCACACGCTTGTGCGGATCAAAATTTGACTACACGCACGAAAGCCCTCGGCAAGTGGGCAAAAATGTGGAAAGAAAGAAAATATGGAAAATTGCGCAATTTAGCTTGTTGCCAAACCCGTTATCTTGCTGATTGCCTCTCCGCATGTAACAACTGGCGCGAACCTTGTCGTAAGACTGATGTCGATGGCGTCAAACTCTTTTTTAATCTCAATATCAGTGAGCAAGGGTCGCTTGATCACGAAAAAGCCAAGTGGGGCGTAACTTGCGCTTAGGTTTTGTCCCGTGCTAAACACGTAAGCAGTTCCAGCGGGTACAACGTTGCTGACGTAGAATTGTAATCCGTAGACTGTGCCTATAGCGCCGCTCTGCACTACGGCCTCGCCGTATTGAGCGTACAGCGAGAATTGGGGCAAATACTTCAAATCTCGTGCATTAACAGGGTTCACTAGCAGAGAATCGGCGATGAAGTTGTAGCTGGCAATTTTCGCGTCAGCCCAAAGCAGATCTTTTGTGCCGAAGCCTCCAGTTATGGTAAACTCTGTGCCTGTTGCTCCAAGGCTCGTGCCCGTGCCGGCACTGCTACTAGCAGCTGCAGCATTAATGACTGTCATGCAGTCTTTGTCGATTTGATAGGCCATACGTCTCGCAAGACGTCGGAGCTGCTGTTCAATCACTGGAATGTACAAGTCTTCAATAGCCTCACGCGGAATCCTTTCTCGCAGTCCCTTCTTATAAGGGGTGACAGTCACGTAGTCGAAAGGAGTGAAATCCATCGGAATCTCGGCGCCCTCACTAATCTCGCTGATGCCAATACTGCGTGAGCCTTTTTCCTTGACAAATGTTGCTGTTCGACCTGCAACAAGCGGAAACTCTGGCAATAACCGTTTTACGACGAGAGCGGGCATGGTCAATTCTATAATGTGCTTGTGCAGAGCGGGGTACGCTATAGCGCCTGTGTCAACCCATGTGAAAGCATCACGAACCATAGCCATGTAAAATCACCTACATCACAAGGATAACAGCAGTGCCACCGCTTACTGCCCCGGCTTTTGCCCAGCCGATGAGGCTGCGTGCCCTGTTGACTGCCAAGGCTGTGCCTGCGCTCGTATTGCAGTCGCTTGAGGTTGCTGGTCCAACCTTTTGCACTGTGCCGCCTGGTCCTGAACCAACAGCGTCGCCATAAGTTACCGTGCCATAAGCTTTTGCCCGTGCTTGGCCTCGCCATAGAACTGAGATTTCCTTGCCACTTAGAGCGCTTGTTAAGCATATGCCGCAACGTTGAAGACTCGGGTTTGAGGTTGGCTTTTTAACTGTATCATTGGCACTTCTTTCGACAACCTGCCCCATCGTTAAGTCTTCGCCTGCTATCTCAGGAAGAATAAAACGATCAGAAATCAGCGGATTTGTTCCTTCTAATTGTGGAGTGCTCATTCAAAACACTAACCTTTGAAGGTTTGCGTCTGCAACATTCGATGCGCTTTCAGAATATCCTTGAACCAATCATAATTGCCCAGTACATCCTTCTGTATCTCATCAACTGCGACGATGCCCTTGCCCGATGCTTTGCCAGCGTTTTTCTGAGCTTCAGCCTCAGCTCCTTCACCTTTTGGCGGAAATCCCGCCTCACCTTCACCAGATTCGCCTTGCTCCGTAGGAGTCTGAAGTTGCTTAGTTAAATCGCTAATTTTCTTGCTTAACTCAGCTTTCTTAGCCCTCTTCGCCAGTTCGCCCTCGATATCAGCGATCTTCTTGCCTAAGGCATCAATTTCAGAGTCAGTGGCGCCGGCGCCACCGTCTCCAATCTGCTTCTGAAGTTTAGTCACTTGATCCATCAAGTCTTGATACGTCACTTGTTTGGGCGCCGATTCGCCTGGCGCCACGTTCACTACGCCTTGTGCCTGATGCGGAGAAGCCTTCGCCTGAGCATTCTGTTCAGACAAAGGTTTCACCTCCTTTTTTGCTTCACTCTTTTTGTTTTCAGGTTCTTGCAGCCCTTCAGGCTTAGAACCCACATCTTTGTTATCTTCCGATAACTGTGAATTTGTAAGAGTTTGAATTATCGTGCTTGTTTCATCCTGTCTTTTCACTATAGCCTTCCACTGGTCTTCGTTCATTGCCGCGAAAAAGCCTACAGGCTGAAATTCTGTATCCTTATACGCTGGACTTGCTACGATGCTGAGCTCTCGTACTTTGGGCTTATGGACGATTTCATAAGCTCCGGGGCAAAGGTGAATAAGCATGCCCTCTTTCCGTGTAGGTTTCTTACATTTGCTGCATTCTACATCGTCGCTGTCAACCTGAGCAGAGACATGATTAACATAATTGCGAAGGATTTTCTCGATAAGTTTCTCTTCCCCAACTTCAGCACGGAAGAGAACCCTGTTGCCATCGCGTTTAGCCTCTGTAAGTTTACCCACGACCATCAATGCGCTTTCAGCATGGTCAACACGTAACTGGGCGCCTTGGAGACTTTGAACGAAGAAATCAAGGTCTTCCTCTGGAATCTGCCATTTGTTAGCGTTTACGGAACTATCGATTGTAGTGCCTTCTATATTCAGCAGTTTCTCTTTCAGCGCGTACTGTGCGTCAACGCCTTCCTGGGCTTTGAAGGGAACAAAATATCGAAGTTGCATTCTTTCCACCTAAAAAACAATACCTTGTTTTCTGTTTGCTCGCATCCAAGCTTCCTGATAACTTCTAAAGGCTCCAGCATCTTCAAGCATACTCTTCTTCGGCGCATAGCCTTGGCAACCGGGAACACTGCACTTCGGATGCTCCATACCAAGTTGCTTATAATGTCGGAGAAGATGGTCATGCGCCTGCTTCTGCTGCTCCTTTGAAAGTTTTGTTTGCGTCACCCTCGCCATAGCGTTTCCGAGATGTGGAAGGTCAACTTTTCCGCTTTTGCCATGATGCGGCAAATTACGGTTTGTTCTCGGAACCGTTTTGCCCTCTTCCTTTTCGCCTTTAACAATGTATGCGAATGCGGAATCTGGTAGGTCATTGATGTATGCTGTATCCCATTCTTTCGCTACAAAACTCATTTCAAATCACCATTAGAAAACACTAAATTTAAATGATTAGCATGACCTATCAGAGGTATATGACAGAGCAAATCAGAAAGATACCTGTAGTAAGGCAAATTCAGGAAGCTATGGGGCTATGTTATGAGGCAGGGAGAGAACCAGTAGCCTTGCTTGTGAACCCCGAAGTGCTCGATGTATTGAAGCAAGAACTAAAGACATCTATGCTCCTTTTACCAGACAATCCTATCAATATCAAGCTTTTCGGCTTACCCGTTTTATTGGCCAAAGTGAAGGACTTTTACCTTGTCGATAACAGGAGCTGGGCAGAGCAAAAATTCTGATGCACTATTTTACATCTGAAATCTCAACATAAGCGTTAACGAATCTACGGCGCCACTCATTCCACGCCTTAAAATCGAGAAGCGTGTGAATCTCGCTTTTTAAATGTTGGTCAAGCCACTTTCGCACTTGCTCACGATTTTTAAAGAGTTCCTTCTCAAACATGTAATTCTGAATTTCCCAACGGTCAGAACCCTTCACTTTTCCAAGCGTTATCTTGACGCCTTTCCCAAGCTCCTTAACGCGAAATTTCTCAAACTTTTCCGGGTCCTGAACCCTGTACCTGAAAACTTTTGGTCCTTCTTCTAAGCCTGGCATCTTAATTCGACAACCATTCAGCTATTGCGAGAACACGTTTGAGGAACATTTCCTTTATTTTTCTGTGTGGACGCTTATTATCAATGAAAAGCACGTATGTTTGGCAATCCTGCGGCATAACAATCCGCAAATACTTGTTATAATGATATTTGCTCCTGTCCATTTTCCCATAGAAAAAACGTCTGACCCGACAGAACAGGCAACTAAAATGGGGCCTATGCATACGCTCTGAATGGCCACATAAACTGTGACAGGGCATGCGGATCCGAATCTTCAATTTTTTACTCCTCGCTCTGTAACGCCTCAACAACACCGTTCACAGTCTTATCGACAGCCTTGCTGGTTTCGCTCTTAGGCTTGGCAGGAGGAAGCATGTTTTCAGCTGCTAACGCTTCATCACTAGGCTGCTCTGGATAGCCTAACTGTGGCCGAGCTTCACTTCGCAGAATAATGTTCTTGTCCACAAGATCACTGATGAACTTGGCTTTAACATCAAGTGTGGGCTCCCATATCGGACGCCATTTTGCAGTTGGAATTTCCACGTTCTTTCCAAATTTTGCCTCAACAAGCTGTTTGAACAGCATAGTTTCAAGAGTATCCCCAATAAGCTCCTGTAGCATCCTCAAGCGCGTAACATATTCTTGCATGACAATCTCTGCGGTCG